AGATTATTCTTTAAAAACACCTGAAGAAAGAAACGAATTAGTTAAAAAAATTATTGATGAAACTCCTCCTGAACAGCTTACTAACAGATATTTAGAAATTTTGAGCGATTATATTATTTTTGCTATGGATAAGAAAGAAAGACAACAAAAGAAAATTTTAACTGATAATAGAATGGTAACTGTAAACAAGAGAGAAACATCATTTCAAGGATTAGCAGGGCAGCTTGAAAATGGAGAAGATGGTATATATAATATGATTGCAAATGACAAAAATATTATTTTTACTCCAAAAATTGAGATTACTCAAAAGGATATAGATGAAATTCCTGCATTAAAAGATTTAGTTGCGGCAATTAAAGAAGTTGAAAAACAAGCTAAGACGGCAACTGGTAAAAAGAAATTTTTATTAATGAAACAATTAATTGAAATGCGGAGAGACCAGTATGAAATTAGAAAGGCTTACCGCCAACCAATGTATTTTACAAATGCAATAAAAAGTTTTTCAAAGATGTCTTTTGATGAACATATAGAAATTACTCCAGAAGGAGAAATTAAGAGTAATGGACTAGTATCATTCTTTAATCCGAAGCATATTTCTGCATTACTTTGTAATTATTCAAGATTAAAAGAAGATTCTTGGGGTAAGTTTTGGTCTGATTCTTATTTTTTAATGGAAGATTTAGATAATTTAATTGAAAAAACTTTAAAAGATAAATACCCGCTTTATTACGATCTCTTGATTTATAAAATTGATGGGAAACCTAATGCGGAAATACAAAAATTATTATATGAAAAACATGGAATTAAACATTCAGTAGAATATTTATCATCTTTATGGAGAAATAAAATTCCTAAGTTATTGGCGGAGCAAGCTCAAGAAGATTATATAGATTGGTATTATTTAACACAAGAGTATGGTAAATATAAACGTTGCTCAAGATGTGGACAAATTAAATTAGCGGATAATAGATTTTTTTCAAAAAATAAAACTTCAAAAGATGGATTTTACAGTATATGCAAGGATTGTAGAAACCATAAAACTAGCTTAAAGAAGTAATGAAAGGAGGCTATTATGCCTAGTTGTGTATGTCAAAAATGCGGAAAGACAATGGATGTTAAGCAATTTTATACATATAAAAATGGTAGTAAAACTGAATTATGTAAGAAATGTTTAACTATGCATGTTGACCCCTTTAATCCTGATACTTATGTATGGTTAATGGAAAAAATGGATGTCCCATATTTACCAGAAGAATGGAATGTATTAAGAGATAAAGACTATGCCAAAAATCCAGCTAAATTAAGTGGAATGGCGGTATTTGGTAAATATCTTTCTAAGATGAAATTAAAGCAATATGTGGATAAAGAAACAGGCAAACCATATGGATACGCGGATTCTGAAAGATTACAAAATAAAAATTTACAAAAGAAACAAGAAGAAATAGAAGCACAAAAGAAATTTGAAGAAGATACATTAGCAGCTTATGAGCGTGGAGAAATTAGTGAATCACAGTATAAAACTTTAACAAGTACAGAAGCTCAGCATCAAGCTGCGGAAGCTGCCTTTGCAGCGGGAACATCAACACCTCCCGTGCCATTTATAGGTAATAATAATCCATATAATGAAGATAATTTTATGAGCGAGGATGAATTAGCAAATCCCGCGGCAGATTTAACTGAAGAAGATAGATTATATTTAGCTATGAAATGGGGCAGATTATATAAACCTAATGAATGGGTTGAACTTGAAAAGAAATATACTGAAATGATGCAGTCTTTTGATATACAAGATTCTGATACTACAGGAACTTTGATTCTTATCTGTAAAACATATCTTAAGATGAACCAAGCGATCGACGTGGGTGATATGGATGGGTTTCAAAAGCTTTCAAGGGTGTATGATTCGTTACGAAAGTCAGCTAAATTTACCGCAGCGCAGAATAAAGAAGACAAAAATGACTTTGTTGATTCTGTTGGTGAATTAGTCACTATGTGTGAAAAAGAAGGTTTCATTCCTAGATATGCTACTGACATCCCGCAAGATAAAGTTGATGTCACATTAAAAGACATGAATAATTATGTTAAAAAACTTGTAACTCAAGATTTAGGTTTTGGTCAACAAATTGAAGATTCAATTAAGAAATTACAAATTCAGAAAGAAATGCGTGAATCTGATGATGGATTTGATTTTGAAGATGATGAAAAACCATTAGAAACACAAGATTATGAAGAATTTTTTGACCAGATTCAAGAGCAAAAAGAAAAAGATTTAAAAATTTTTACTGAGGAGGAAGGATAATGGCATTAGCAGATTTAATGGAATTATCTTTATCTAAAGGTAAAAAAATAGGTTTGTCAGAAGAGCGTATTAAAGAGCAAATTCCTATATTGCGGCAGTACATTGCTTTTTGGCGCGAATACCCAGATATATTTGTAGATTTTCTTTGTGGAGATAATCCTGAAAATTTCTCTCTATATTTTTATCAACGCATATTTCTGCGCGGAGTTATGCGTCATAGATATGCATACGCGACCTTTCCACGAGCGTACTCGAAATCTTTTCTTTCGGTTTTGATATTAATGCTTCGTTGTATCTTATTCCCTGGAAGTCACTTATTCGTAACCACAGGTGGAAAAGAGCAAGCTGCAGGTATTGCAAAAGAAAAAGTAGAGGAATTATGTAAGTTAATTCCGGGTATAAGAAATGAAATTGATTGGACGCGTGGTGTATCTAAATCATCTAAGGATAATGTTGAATATGTATTTAAAAATAAAAGCCGATTAGATATCATGGCGGCAAGACAGTCTTCGCGTGGTAAACGTGCGACTGGAGGATTAGTTGAGGAGTGCATTTTGGTAGATCAGACCATGCTTAATGAAGTAATCATACCTACCATGAATGTCAACAGGCGACTACCTGATGGCTCTAGACATGAAGAAGAAACTGTAAATAAGAGTCAAATATTTGTAACAACCGCGGGTTGGAAGAATACATTTGCATATGAAAAACTTCTACAAACATTAATTCAACAAATTATAGACCCAGATGAAGCTATCGTATTAGGTGGAACTTGGCGAGTTCCTGTTATGGAAAAATTGCTTCAAAAGAGCTTTATTGAAGAATTAAAGATGGATGGAACTTATAATGATGCGTCCTTTGCGCGTGAATATGAGTCTGAATGGAGTGGGGACGCGGAGAATGCTTTCTTCTCGTCTGAAAAAATAGACAAATACCGAGTTTTACTGCAACCAGAGTATGAGTTCAGCGGTCGTTCATCGAAATCCGCGTATTATGTTTTAGGAGTTGACGTTGGTAGATTGGATTGCACTACCGAGGTTTGTGTAATCAAAGTAACGCCGCAGCCGCAAGGAAGTTCATTAAAAACTCTCGTTAACCTTTATACTTTTGATGAAGAACATTTTGAACAACAAGCTATTAATATTAAAAAACTTTATTATAAATATAAAGCAAGAGCAATTGCACTTGATGCTAATGGTATCGGAGCTGGATTAGTAGATTACATGGTAAAAGGGCAAGAAGATATTGATGGTACTTATTTACCTCCTTTTGGTGTAGATAACGATGAAAAAGGTGACTATAAAAAGTATAGAACTGATGATATGGAAAGAGATGCTTTATTTTTAATTAAAGCAAATGCCCCAATGAATACAGAAGCTCATGCTTATGTTCAAGTCCAATTAGCCAGTGGAAAAATTAAATTTTTAATTGATGAACAGCAAGCTAAAAATAAATTAATGGGAACTAAAGTTGGACAAGCTATGGATGCTACTAAACGTGCAGAATATCTCAAACCTTTTGTTTTAACCTCGATTCTTCGTGAACAAATGCTAGGTAATTTGGCAGCATAAACAGTAATGTTTATGAATAATAACCTTTCTAATTGCGGGAAACTCCAAAAATTTTAAAATTTTTGGACAATCCGCAGCAAAGTTATTTATATAATTTTTACATTCTTATGGAAGGAAAAACTTTATGGAGGTAAGAATGTAATTATGAAAAAATTAATTATTAACAACATAGAAACTGATTATGATATAAATGAACAAGGAGAAATTTATAGTCATAAAACTAATAAAACTTTAACTGGTACTGTTTATAATACTGGTTATAAAATGGTAAGACTAACAACTAAAGAAGGAAAAAAAGGATATGCAGTGCATAGATTAGTTGCAGAAACTTTTATTCCTAATCCAGATAATTTGCCTATTGTAAATCATAAAGACGGAAATAAATTAAATAATTGCGTAGATAATTTAGAATGGGTAACTCAATCAGAAAATAGAGTTCATGCAATAAAAACTGAAATAAGTAAATTAGCGACTGGAAAAAGAATAAAAATAGATTTAGATAATAGTGATAAAGATTGGAAACAATATCAAAATACTAATTATATGGTATCTAAAGATGGAGAAGTATATAATACTAAAACCAATATTATATTAAAACAAACCCCAAACAAAAGTGGATATATTAGATATACATTAAGAATTAATAATCAAAACGTATCAAAACAAGCTCATATCTTAGTGATGGAAGTTTGGGGAAATCAAGAAATTTTATCTAATCAAGTTGTTAATCATAAAGATGGAAATAAGACCAACAATAACATAGAAAACTTAGAAGTCGTTTCAAAAAGTGAAAATACTATTCATGCTTGTTATCAACTGAATAAATTGGTTAAACCAGTTATCCAAACAACGATAGATAATAAAGAAATTCAATATCCAAGTATTTCAGAGGCGGCAAGAATATTAAAAGTAACTGATGGCGCAATTCGGTATGCATTAAAAAATAATTCTAAATGTTGTAATAGTTATTGGAAATATAAATAAAATGTTCAACGACTATCCCGTGGGAAGATGAGAAGCTTCTATAGGAGTAGGGCCGAAGCTAATGCGGTGGGTGAGAACCCCTTAAATCGAAATGGAAGGCTCCTTAATTGAAATTGAGGATGAAGATATAGTCTAATCTCTAGTGAAAGCTAGAGCTGTAATAACAGATATAATTTTGCGAATTATATGAATATAAATGGAATCTTGTGGAGCAAAATGATGGAATTAATATTATCTTAAAACAATCGACTAAAGCAGTTAAGAAGGATAAATTTTCTGCTTTTGAGTATGGTTTATATTATATTAAACAAGAGGAAGAAAGAAAGCGTAAGAGAAGACATAGCGGAATTGGACAAATGATGTTTTTCACTTAAAAATTTGGGTAGAAGTAAGAAAAATAATTAAAAGTTTTTTAAAGTAAAGTATAATAAGGAGGACACGAATGAGAGCATCTAGAGGGGAAATCAAGATAGAAGAAATTTTGGCGGATGCCGGCTTAAATTTTCAAGAAGAATATAGTTTTCCTGACCTTGTAAGTACGAATGGTCGTGCGTTGAGGTTCGATTTTGCTGTCTTTGATGATAATGATGAATTAGATTTTTTAATAGAGTTTCAAGGGATACAACATTATGAGCCGAAGAGTAAATTTGGCGGATTGTCAGGTTTGCGGAAACAGCAATTTAATGATATGCAAAAAAGGGAGTATTGTGCTAAGCATGGATACACCCTGATTGCTATACCCTATTGGGATGAACCTAGAGTTGACTACGATTACATCATGACAGCCGCAGGCTATTAAATATTAATTTAAGTAAATTTGACAAAAACAGAATTTTATGATATACTATAATTAGAAAGGTTAAGGTGTCTATCTTGATTAATAGAAGAGAAGAAATAAAGAGAAAAGGCTTCGATATGAGGTCTGCACAAGACACCCCAGATGTATATATTCCTAGAAGCGTTCCTAGTGACTATTCTAAAATAAAAGTAGGTATTAAATCTCTCGAAGATGCAGTTTATAAACTAGGTGATTATAAAAAAATTAGTCCAAGATTAGCAGATAAACAAACTGTTTTAAGAGCTATTCATACTGGAGATTTAATTACAATGAAAGAAATTTCTAATTTCTTTTATAAGACTAGCGGTATTTATCGTAGATTATGTCAATATATGGCATATTTATATAGATATGATTGGATGGTAACTCCTTATGTTTATGGAGATAAAGTAAATCAAACTAAAATTGTTGATGGCTTTAATAAGAGCTTAACTTATCTTGATAACTTTGAAGTAAAGCGTTTTTGCGGAGACACCGCATTAAAAGTTTTACGAAATGGATGTTACTATGGATATTTAATACCTCAAAATGATAAAATGGTAATTCAAGAACTTCCTGTGGAATATTGTCGTTCTAGATTTTCTGTTAATCAACGCCCAGCAGTAGAATTTAATATGAGGTTTTTTGATGATATATTTAGAGATGAAATTCAAAAAACTAAAATGTTAAATTTATTTCCTGCGGAGTTTAGAAAAGGATATGATGCTTTCCGCAACGGACGTTTAGTACCAGACTATCCAGGAGATACATCAGGTTGGTATCTATTAGATACTAAAAGTGTTATAAAATTTAATATTAATGGAGAAGATTATCCAGCTTTTATTTCTGTCATTCCCGCCATTATAGACCTGGACGCCGCGCAAGAGTTAGATAGAAGAAAAATGCAACAGAAATTATTAAAGATTATTATTCAGAAAATGCCGTTAGATAAAAATGGTGATTTAATCTTTGATGTAGATGAAGCAAAAGAGTTACATAATAATGCGGTTAATATGCTTGGAAAAGCAATAGGCATTGATGTCTTAACTACTTTTGCAGATG